TTTGATAGCGATATGTATGCAGGGTCATGTAATTCTCTTAAAGCACTGGCGAAATCGCTGTTTAAAGACTATGTTATATTAAGCAATGATCCTGAAGATTACTTAGGAAAGATAAACCAAAGGTTTAGGCAAAAAGCTCTTGAACAGAATATAAATAGGATGTTGCCTAGTAGAATGAGTCACCAGGCGCAAAAAGTAGCTGAGATTAAAATGGCAAAGTCATTCAAACTGACAGAGAAAGCTGAAATGAGAGAACTAAAGAAAGAAATAATGGGAAAATACAAGATTAATATAAATGGAAGAGGCTATATAAAAGCTCGAATGACATCAAAACTCAAATCTAATATGGGGATCGATGTAAAATCGCATATTGCTGTTATGGAACAATGTAAGAACAAAAAAGATTGGCTTAAGAAAAATAATTCAGCGCTAGCATACGAAGATGCTATAAAAGTGATATCAGAAAGAGAAATACTGGATTTGGGTTTCTTTGTAGATGAAGATCTTAAAGGAACAGTGTTTGAGAGATATAGAAATGAAAATATTAAAAATCAAATAAGAGGGAGGGTTATCATAATAAATAGAAAACTAAAATCAGGGATAGGATTCTTAGTTGAAGAGATTAACAGATCGAAGAGGCTTAATAATTACATAGTATACGATAAAAATCTCAATAATGGATCAGGAGAAAAAAGACTAGAGCTTTCCTTTGATGCCCATGAAGAGGTAGACAAATCAGTAAACGATATAAATGATCTAGTATGCAGTTTTTCTTCTGAATTCAATGAATTCATAAACGATATAGACTTTGAAGAGTTTGATTGGGTTGATCCATTAGAAAGAAACATGTTTAAAGAAACAATGGAACACATGAAAGAAAAAATCACTAGTAAAGAAAATGCTATGTTGAACTTCGAATTTTTAGTTCTATCTAAAATATGCAAAAACCTCAGGACAAGGAATGATAGGAGTTCGATACCAAATACTAGCTCTTTTAAGGTGTTAGAGATGTTTGACAACAAGTTAATAATAATTATGGGAGATGCACCGGATGACGATACAACCGGCCCAATAATGTTCGTTTATAAAAATGCATATGATAAAGTATGGTTTCTGCCTAAAGCTATAAACTTAAATAAGGACCTTATGATGACCACACCAGTTCGTTTCAACATGGGATATGTAAAGGGGATATTAAGCCACTGGATGGGTACATTAGCTTTAAGATTAGGATCCTCATTTTTTGGAGAGCAGAATATAACTGTCCACCCTTATTTTCAGATTTTAGGTTCATTTTATAGTAGAGAAGTCCGGGCTCTGCTTGATTATACAAATCAAATATATTCAATGATGATGTCAACCATGACACTAGGAAAAGAAGAAGTAAAAAACAAATTTGATTGGATTCAGAACCTACAAACTGCCTATGCCTTATCTAGAATAAGTAAGAATGCAGAAAACGAATGGAGAAAAATAAGATCAAACATGGATTCCGGGAAAGACTCTGCACTGAGCGGTGTAAAAGATATCATAACAGAGCACGACTTCAAAAATGTTCAAGACTTTCTGACGGCAATGTCAACTAAGAATATAGTAATTAGAGATGATAGAATTCCTAAAAGAACTGCTGAAGTGGAATTTACAGCTCAAGAAGCTAAATTCGAAAGAGAGCACGATACAGTAATGTACTTAGGTAAAGGGGTATGGACGTTTCAAAGAACTAATCATTATGATTTTATGGAGGACACATTTAAGCAAGAAGACGGAATACCTTATGCTTATAACCAGAGTGCAATACTTATAGGGTGTAAACTATTAGCGAAACTATCAAGATTTGACGACCCTCAAGGGGTAGTAAAAGTGGACAATATTAGTAGAGGGAAAAATGCATCTCTGAATTTCGAAGTGGAAAAAGAAACTGAACATGATAATCTACAGTATAAGCTTCAGACTATATTAGAACAAAAAATAAAAGAGTCAAATAAGGTAGTAGTGCAAGAAATTGTTAATTTGAAACGTAGGGGAGTGAAAGTGGAAGTTTTCTATAACCAGAATATAGTAGTAGACATTGTAGGAGATCATAATAGCCCAAAGCTAAGAAGACATCAAGTTTATATGAGAGATTACAATGAATGTATAAGATCAAAAGAACTTGACGAAAATATTATACTTTTAGGATTGAAATACGGGATAAGCAAGGAATACATGGTTCAATCAGGAGTGAACGCCCAAGTTATATACCAATTCGAAATAGAATGTAAAAATTATGTTATAGATTATATGGAAGCTAATAGAGATCGGATATCTGACGTAAATTATACTAATTTAAAACAGGAAGTAGCTGAGTCGGATCTATACAATGACACTATCTGTCTTTTAAGTTGGCATAAAGGATTTAGAAAAGCTTTATTGACAGCTCACATCAAATTTACGGAAGCTAATTTACATAAAAGAGTGTTTTTTCAACAAGACAAAAACCCCCACGTATTAAACCAATTGGTGGAAAGAAGTGTGGTTAATATACTACCAAAAAAGTACTCTAATATTCAAGAGGCCGGGAGTCAGAAAAATCTAATATTTGAGCAGGAAGTAAAAAATCTAGCCAGGTTTGTTGGAGCAGGATTTGATATGACAAAATTTGGTGATAAGTTCGTCCTTGAAGCACTAGTAGCACTGATAAAAGGATTAAAATATACAAAACTAATAGACGATGAGTTAGCTACATTTATGACCATGTGCGTAAAATCCTTAATCGGAAGGACTTTGATAGTCCCAAGAGACGTTCAAACAATTTTAGAAGAATATAAAGCTTATAAATATTTGAAGAATAAAAAGAATTTGTTAGAAGAAGAAAGTTTTCGGATAACTAAATTCGAGCTACATAATACTGAACATCAGAGAAAATTACTAGAGTCAATATTAGATCAAGTTGAAAAAAGTAAAGATAGACACGGTAAAGATGCCTGGGAAGCAAATAAGTATAATATGTTTATAATAGTAGAAAGGGGGTTCATTTTAGGTGTCTTAAACATGTTTGGAACCTTAATGTCTTCAATAACAAGAATAATGGAACATCAATTCTACAAATATTATGGACTAACAGATGGCTTTTTTATAGGGTTTGCACACTCAGATGATGTATTATCTTTCTATGGAATAGAAGAAGTAACAGAAGTAGTTAACAAAGATATATTCAAGGCATTTTTGAAAAGACTTAAAAAAGACTGTTTCGATAATTCAGATGGAGTTGTTAGATGGAGAGAAGATGGAAGTAAAGTAGATCCCGTCTGCATGAATGCACTTTGCATGTTTTTGTGTTTAATAACAGCAAGGTTAATGGGATTAAAATTCGGATTAGTTAAATCAAAGATGGGCTTGAAAGAGATGCTCCAAGTGTTATATTTAGATGGATCATGGTCAAGTGCAATTGCTAAATTCCTCTATACAACAGGAAAAAGTATTGAAGAAGGAGACCTAAACAGCTCGTTGTTGCAAGCAGCAACAGGAGGGATTCAAAATTTAAGAGTTCAAGGAGCGCTAGGGTGTGTAATCGAATCTGTAATTGTCCTTAATCAATTATTAATATATTTTGTCTCTAATGTAAAACCAGAGAAGAAGATAATGATGCATAACCCGCTATTAGGAGGGATATATTTCTCTCACTATCCCGCACTAGTTAAACGAGGATTTGCAACTTACCACGGGTATATGTTAAAAAATGCCTTAAATGATGAGAGGTACCGAGACGAATTAAACGTGTGTTACTTAAATGCTGAAATATTTGATCTTGACAGGTCTTACAACTTTAAAGATGATGATGATAAAATAACTGCTATAAACCATTTTGCTAAATTTGAGATTAAAAGACCTCAAGGAAAT